TGATGGCGAAGAATGTGCCACCGCCATCCGAGCAAGGGGACAAGCATGAAGCGCATTGACTACTTTTGGCCGAGAGCCGCAACACAAGTTACTGGAATCATTTTTCTTGTTCAGCTTTTGACTGAAGCCATTGGCAACAGAAAGCAAGGGTTTGAGTGGGTGTTGCCAGTAAGCGGAGCATTTTTCGTAGCGGCTGTTGCGTGGACTTTATGTGCCGTGGTGATAAATGCCATCCGAGCAAGGGGACAAGCATGAAATCAATAGCATGGTACGACCCAACCAACGGCACGGTAAGCACAGACAAAGACAGCCCTTTGTTTACACCGCTTGGTCAGGTGTGGCCTTTGTATACAAAGCAAGAGCAAGAGCCTGTGGCGTGGATATGGGAGAAAGAAGTCGGTTACACATCTATTGAAACTCATAGCCTAAGTGATGAGGACATGAAAAATGTTGGAGTTAAAGGCATGAAGCCTCTTTACACCACCCCATCACAGCGCACATGGGTAGAGCTAGATGAAGAAGATTATATAAAGGCTTATGAGTTGTGTGACTTTGACAAGGTTGCGGCTTTTGAGTTCTTTGAAGCCAAACTCAAGGAAAAAAATGTACAACGATGACACACGAGAAACATACGTTGAAAGGCGTAAAGCCGAGAACCTTGCTCAAGCTGAACGCTCATACGAAATAAATGGTAGCCATCGGAACGTGTGGATATTTTTATTTCAGTGGGCTATGGCTGAAGAAGAGTATGGCGGGCATTGGGACAAAATACACAAGGAGAAACCCGCAACAAGCAAATCAAAAACACCTGAGCCACTGTACAGACAGTACGTGCCCGAAGAAGATCGTGGCAAGACGATGGTTAGCCGGTACTACCGAGTCGATCAGAACACGGCCGGGTTAGGTGTAAGCCTGCATCCGTACCTTGTCGAGTGCAACCTACGAATTGACTTTGACTTGGATGGTGGCATCTACAAAGTCGAGTGGAGCAATAAAATACTAGGAGAAAGAAATGAGCGAAGCACAATTAAACGTATGGGAAAAGGCGCTGGGCTGGCGCAAGCGGCAGATGATTCAGCGTCAGCTTGATCCCATCTCAAACAAGATTAGGAACGACGCCCTGGAAGAGGTGGCTAAAGAGGTGGACAACTTCAAGGCGTTTGAGAAGGACACAATGGCAAGCTTTGCTGCCTACGTGCGGAGTTTAAAGCGATGATTAAATATATAGGAGCAAGAATATGATTGAGAAAGCATCAGCCGATGAGTATCAGGTGGGTGGCGACCACTATCACAAGATTGGCATCCAGCCCTGGGCCGTCATGGAATCTGTGCTTAACCGCCAGGAATTCATTGGCTACTTGAAGGGCAACATCATCAAATACAGCATGAGAGCTGGCCGCAAAGAGGGGTCAGACGATGCCGCTAAAGCTTGGCATTACAAACAAAAGCTCAATGAATTTATAGGTTTTGACGCACCATTTTAAGGGAACGATATGCTAGAAAGAAAAGTATTAGAACTGAAGCAAATCAGGCTGGACGGCGGCACTCAGGTGCGCGCAGCAATCAAAGAAGAAGCGGTGATGCGCTACGCTACGGACCTGGAAGGCGGCGCGGTATTCCCAGCAATGCGGGTATTCTTTGACGGCACAGACTATTGGATGTCTGACGGCTTTCACCGGTATCACGCAGCGCTACGGATTGGGATGGCCGCCTTTCCATGCGAGATAGAAACCGGCACACCCAGGGACGCCCTGTTTTTTGGTAGCAGTGCAAACAACCTGCACGGCCAGCCAATGGACAATGCCGACAAGCGCAAAGTCACTATGATTTTTGTAGAAGATTTTGAATGGGGCGAGTGGAGCAATGCCGAGATTGCCAGGAAGGTTGGCGTGTCTGCGCCGTTCGTTGCCAAGATGCGTGGGGAAAGCGCGCCGGCTGTCCGGAAATACATTACACCCAAGGGTAACGTTGCCGAGAAGCGCAAGCCCGAAAAGAAAGATAAGCCAGCCAAGCCAGCGAAAGCAGCACCCTTGGTTGAGGCGCCTAAACCCGCCGATCCGCCCGCCGTAGACCACCGCCAGGAAATGGTAGACGAGCTGATTGCGCAGAACGAAACGCTGACCGACCGCTTGGCCGTCAAAGTCATGGACGCGACAGCCGAAGAAAAGAAAGCAGCGCAAGATCTGATCAAGCAATTACGCGAAGAGATTCGCATACTGAAGTTAGAGATGAACGCGGTTAAATCCAGCCGGGATAAATTCCAGTTGGAAAACGCGCAGCTCAAGCGTCAGATTTCCATGCAACAAAGACAACTTAAAGCCTACGAATAAACAAGGCCCAAGCCGGCGGGCATAGTGTGCCGGCAGCGGAGAATCAAATGAGTTTACAACTAAGGGATTATCAAGACGCTACCCTGGCAGCGCTACGCCAGGGGTTTGCAGAGGGCAAGCGCGCACAGATACTGTACGCACCGACCGGAGCGGGCAAAACAGAAATGGCTATTGCTTTGCTCAACGCAACCAGGGGTAAAGGTAACAAGGCAGCCATGCTGCTGGACCGAATCATTCTGTGCGACCAGACCAGCGAGCGGCTAGAAAAGTATCACATCCCGCACGGGGTTCTACAGTCAGGTCATTGGCGCTATCGGCCGTATGAAAGCATACAAGTTTGCTCAGCTCAGACGTTGGAAAAGCGGGGCTCATTCCCAGGGCTAAACCTTTTGATTGTGGACGAGTGCCACACAACGCGGCAGCAGACGATTGATTTCATCAAGAACAATCCGGAGGTGCGGGTCATCGGGCTGACGGCTACGCCTTTTACAAAGGGGCTGGCCCATATCTATGACAACATCGTCAACACCATCACGACAAAGGAGCTGGTGGATCAGAAGGTATTGATGCCTCTACGCGTCTTCATTGCCAAAGAAATCGACATGACCGGCGCCAAGAAGGTGGCGGGCGAATGGTCCCAGGCCGAAGCATCTAAGCGGGGCATGCAGATTACCGGGAACATTGTCGAGGAGTGGATCCGAAAGACCAATGAAATCTTTGGCGGCCCGCGCAAAACGATTGTGTTCTGTTCGGGCGTAGAGCATGGCGCCGACCTGGCCGCACAGTTTGCTGCCGAGGGTTATAACTTTGTGTCGGTCAGCTACCGGGATGATGACCAGTTCAAGCGGGATGTGATTGAAGATTTTGCCAGGCCGGACACAGAAATACATGGATTGATTGCAACGGATATCCTAACCAAAGGCTTTGATGTCCCTGATGTAATGATTGGGGTGAGCGCCAGGCCGTTCAGTAAATCTTTATCGTCGCATATCCAGCAGATGGGCCGCATCATGCGCCGGGCTGACAACAAAGAGTTTGCCGTCTGGCTGGACCATAGCGGGAACTACTTACGTTTCCAGGAGGATTGGGAAGCGGTCTATCACAACGGCGTAGATGTCCTGGACGACGGCAAAGAAAAGGCCAAGAAAGAAAAGACCGACGACGAGAAGAAGCAATCCAAGTGTCCAGCATGCGGGCATCTATGGCCCGGCGGGTCTGATACCTGTTTACATTGCGGCCATGTGCGCGAGCGTCAGAACAAGGTAAGCAGTATTCCTGGTGTATTGGAAGAGTTGGAAGGGATGGCAAGCAGGGATAACAAGCAAGCGTTTTGGGCGATGTGCCAATGGTATGTGAAGTATCGCGGGTGGTCGAGCGGCCGCGCTGCGCATTGTTATAAAGATAAATTTGGGGTGTGGCCCAGGGGCCTAGCTGATTCGGTGGCGTCGCCTGATATTGCGTTCGATAAGTTTGTCAAGAGCCGGCTGATTGCATACTTGAAAGGGAAGGGTAAATGACTGACCTGATTAGCTATTGCAAGCTGCATGGCATCCTGATTGATAGCCCTCCACCGATTGGTTATTGGCGCCGATACCCGACGGATGACCACCCAAACAGTAGGAACGGAGCGGTCAAGTACATGGGAACCCATGCGTTCGTGCAGAACTGGGCGACCGGCACAGAGGTGGCCGTTTGGCATGCGGATGAACTGAAACCGGCTGATGTTGTACGCATACAGAAGCAAGCCAATGATGCGGAAGAGCAGCGACAAAAGCAGGGGAAGGAGGCGGCCAGCAAGGCGGCTTGGATCCTGGACCAATGTCAATTCGGTAGGCATGACTATCTCAAAGCCAAAGGTTTCCCGGAAGAGCAGGGGAATATATGGGCGTTCAATGGTCAGCAATTGTTGGTTGTTCCGATGCGGTCGGATGGACACTTGGTGGGTGTACAGTTAATTGACCAGGTTGGCGGGAAGAAGTTTCTATCCGGCCAGCGCACGAGCGGGGCTGAGTTTGTGTTCAACAACAAAGGGATGCACATCTTGGTCGAGGGGTATGCCACGGCGTTGTCTATCCGGCTGGCCTTGTCGCAGCTCAAGCGTCGCTACACATTGCATGTTTGCTTCAGCGCGGGGAACATGGTGAAGGTGGCTGCCAGGTTGCCGGCTGGGGTGGTCATTGCTGACAACGATACCAGCGGCACCGGCGAGCGGGTGGCCAAGCAGATCGGATGGCCGTATTGGATGAGCGACGTCGAAGGGGAGGATGCCAACGACACGCACCGGCGGCTCGGGTTGTTCAAGTTTTCCCAAAGCCTGACCCGGTCAGTTGTAATACTCTGAAATCTGAATGGGCCGGACCGTGAACTGCTTGGGGTGTTCACGCTCCAGCTCTTTGATGCCGGTCATTATCTCGATGCCAAGGTCAAACGAAGCCTGACCTAGGCCTAGATAATCGGCCGACACAGTAACGACGCCGTCCTCCTCATGCAGGAATATTGCGAATAGTGTTGGGCGCTTCTTCATTGATGCTCACAATCTTAGTTTGTTTGCCGTCCATGGCATCATATTTCAAAG